ATCTTCTCGTTGCTCTCAATGGCTGTAACCTGGCAGTCATTCCACTTTTTGCGATTTCCACCAACACCAGCATATAAATTAAGCACTTTTTTATTGTTCATAACACACTATCCTGCATTACCCGATAAACCGCGATTTTTAATGATTCCGCGATTCGTTCATTGTTTCCGCTTTTAATGGCTTTAACGATGAGCTCTTTTTCCATATCGTTCGCTTTCTTGAAAACCTGCTCCAAGTCTTCCATTTTTAAATCTTTTACTTTTTCCTCTGTTAGATTGACCAAGTTAGTCATGCGCAAATCTTTACCTAGTATTAAGCCGTTATTCATCTGCTGCCTCCAATTGCTTATATTCATCGGTTAAGCCTGAATCGACATTTTGCCAATGCTCTCTTATGGCCTGTACTGCTTCGTTGCCGTGGGTGTAGATTAGCTTTACAAGTTCAGGTCGTTCCGCTTGAGGATTCCATCTTGATTCCTTGTCTTCATTTAATATGGACTGTATGTTAATCATTGGCTTTGTCCTCTTGCGTTTCTTGAGTGCGCCTTATGCTTCCACTAACGCCTCCGCCTGAAAAGCCGCCTGTTGCAAGCCCATCACCATATTTAGGACGGAATCCTGCGCATCTTTCAGCTTGAATAAACTCCTCTTTTGTAACTTCTTGGTATTCTTTTTGAAAATCAGCTTTTAGATAATATTTATTCATCACTCACCACCTTTAATTCAGTCCTGATAACTTGACGCATGATTTCTTCTGCTTTTTGCACCGAGTCGGTATGCTTTTGCTCGTATTCCCAACATTGTGCAGGCCAATCATCACCGAAACATTTTTTACATGACGTAAAGTCATCCTTGGCCTCATAACACTCAGCCAGCGCATCTATAAATTCTTCTATCATTTGTCACACCTCGCTCGATGGGTCATCTTAAAATAGGGTATTGTTTGCTTAAAACATTTCTTCTGTGGCTCAACTTCTAGCGCAATATCAGCGATAAAGACTAACAGCGAAATAAAAGCCAGATAGAATAAAGCTGTTTGTATTGGCTTGCTCATTTTTCTGCCTCCTTGATTGCTCTTTCAAGCTCATTCCAATCAATATTCCAGTTATTTTCAAACGCGCCTAATGCTAATTTGCAAGCATTCAGTAACTTGTAATGGTTATTAACAGCCTTCACGATAAAGGCGGCGTTTTCCGGTTGCGGCCCTCCCCATGAGCTTGCAATATATTTTTTTCCGCTTTTAATAATTTCAAAATCTTTAATTTCGCTGCTTGGGCAATCTTCTGAATACCAAGGTAAATCCGAATGCTTATCCATTTCTATGCGCTCCATGATTAAATAAAAGTATTAAACCCACTAAACATAACCAGACGATAAATAACATTTAATATTCTCCTTTATAAGGTTCAGGTCGAACCGTTAAAGTAAAGCCGTAGCTAGAACCATAGTCACAAGTTTCACACCCCCCGTAACCAAATCTGTCATCATCATTAATATTTTTAGTTTCAAAAAAATCTGCAAGCTGCATTAATATAGGCAGGTTCAACGGTGGCGACTCATACATAGATGATACTTCTATCTTTATATTATCTTTACCTATAGAAACATTAATTTTTTCTGGCTCATTCCAATCATCATCTTCTGGACAAGTCCATATTTCTTTTACTTTTTTCTCAATTTCTTCTTCTGTATAAAACTTCATTTGATATTCTCCTATAAATAATCATTTTCATTCATATACCAAGCATCAGAGTCATTTTCTTCTTTCATATCATCAATATATTCCAAATCTTCACGGCGTTTTTCGTCTAACCGTTCGTTTCGTTCCTGTTCTGTTTCTTCAGGGTTTATCATTTTTCACCCTCCATAATTTCCGCGATTGCTTCTTTAATCTTTCGCTCGGTATCTTCTTTTGATGGAGTGAACCAGCCAGAATAAGTGACAGCCCAGAACTCACCCGCTTTGAATGCTTCTCTAATAATCTGTTCGGTGCTTTTTTTCATCAATCTAGTTCCTTATGCTAAATCAATCAATAAATCAGCAATATCAGAAATGCTCATATTGTCATACTCTGATAAATCGTCAGATTTTGCCGCTTCTAAAGTTGCCTTTTTTACAGTAATTCCCACCTGCTTCATTGCAACTAATTCCTCGTAAACTTCTTTATTAATATTTTCCATTTTACCGACCTCTATTTGATTAATTTCTCTTAGTTATGTATTGATTATATACATCATTTGCATAAATGCAAGAGGATAATTAAAAAAAGATGGGTTATTTTCAGAGCATAAAAAAAGCCCTTCCGGAGAAGGGCTAAAGGTCGATAAGTGTGCCCCCATTTGACCAAGGGGGCTATGGCCATCAATTTAGTTGCATTATTCGTGCGGTTGTGGCTAAATCAATGTATCGGGAGCTTTTGCGGGAACCCGATAGGAAGAATTATACACAACCTATCTATATTTACAAACCTGCATTAAGCCCTCTTAAACAAAGAGGAATTTATTGTGCATTACTATCAATTTAATATAAGCGACTACAAGAGCCACACTGAGCATCTTGAACCGCTAGAAGATTTAGCATATAGACGTATGCTTGATTGGTGCTACTTACATGAAAAACCTTTACCAAAAGATATAAAAGATATTGCTCGTATGGTACGTATGCGAACGCATACCGAGTGCATAGCGGTCGTATTGCGGGAATTTTTTACGGTTAATTCTGGCGGTGAATTTATCCATAAGCGTGTATTTCTCGAAATAGAAAAGGCCAACAAAAAATCATCGAAAGCGCGTGAGTCAGCAAAAGCTAGGTGGGATAAGGTTTCTTCTGATGCGAACGCATTGCGAACGGAAAGCGAAAGCAATGCTACACAAGACACATTACCCAATACACAAGACACACTACCCAAAAAGAAGGGGGTAAATAAATTTACCCCTCCCTCTGCAAATGAAGTTCACTCATATTGCCTTGAGAAATCAATCAACAGTATCGACTCTGAATCATTTGTAGACTTTTACGAATCAAAGGGCTGGATGGTCGGAAAAAACAAAATGAAAGATTGGAAGGCAGCAGTACGTAACTGGTCAAAACGAAACGGGAGTAACAACAATGGACAAAATCAACAAGACAACAGAAGCCGTGCTAAACGGGTTAGCGACAAACTCGACGAAATCGCAAGAAAAGACATTGAACGAAACGGGTTTACCTCTGAGCTGGATTAGTGCGTTATTTAAGAAATTCCAGGCTAGGTTCACCCATAAATGGAGCACAGCGATTGAGGGGATAGAAGAATTTGCTGTAACTGAATGGAGTCAAGGATTAGCGGGGTTATCAGGCGAACAGATAAAAACCGGCCTTGATAACATGCAAGACGAATGGCCACCTAGTTTGCCAGAGTTTAGAGCATCATGCCTCGGTAAAGGCGTTAATGGTTTTGGTCTGGACTATGTACCCGAATGCTACAGGGAGCGAAATCCAGAAAGGTTACTGGAATCTGACAGCCTAAAAGCGCACAGAAAAGAAATGGGTAAAAAAGGCATGGCCGAATTAAGGAATATAATTAAGGGGTGAGATATGAGTTTTCAATTTGGAAATGTGGTTGTAGTTGATGGCGATCAAATAGGCGTTATTGTTAAATCATGGGCTAATGGTACGCATGATGTTTATGTTAGAAGCTATAACGACATTCGAGAATATAAGAAAGATGATATTAAACATTTTGTGTACAGCAAGTATTTAAGTGAAGAAGAATATAAGTTTTATAAATAACCCTTGTATTACTGCAATGGATAGTTATACTGTATAGGAACAAAGGGTTGATTGGTGGAATGAGAGGTTAATTATGGAAAAATTATCAGACCAAGATAAGGCAATGATTGTCTATTTTTGGGAAGAAAAAGGCGATTTAACTAGATGGTGTTCTTGGGAAGAAAAGAAACCCATGGTTGAGGAAGAGTTTCCCGAACTGATAAAGGCACTAAAAGATTTCGATATTGCTAAAAAGATGATTAGCCTAACAGTGAGATCAATTAGCGAAACCGTTGATTTTTAATTTTAACAAAGGGTTAATCAGGAGAGATAAGAATGAAAATAACAGAAAGAGGGTGGGCTGGGCATTTTATTTGCGCTGGCAGGTGTTTGTTTAGAAGAAACACCTTGATTGAAGGTAAAAAAGATAGCGTTGTTGTTAGTACAGTTGGCGCTATGCGGAACCTTAAAGGTGACGGAATAGAAAGCATAGGTGCCTTCGGTCGCTATTACGAAACAATGGTTTTCGGTACAGTGAAGGCGGGCGAATATATCGAGGCTAACGTATCAGATGAACGCGGTTTTGATAGCAAATGGAGTATTTGCGCGGACAAAGAAAGCGATCTACCTAATGATGTTGATAATCAAGCTAACGAAATGCACGAAGTTGTAGTTTTAGAGTTCACGCAAAATCTTAGCTAATTCAGCCTCAAGACCGATTCAGCCTGACGAGCTTTAGCAATAATGAGATTAGCTAACTCAGGCGCGACAATTTGCCGTTGTTCGATTAAACGGTCAATAAGTTGCTCGCAGTTCTCGCAGTCTTTTGCGAATTGCGCTAAGTCTTTGATTGTTTTCAGCATGAGTTTAGCCTCATGGTTAGTGAACATTAACTTGAGTATATTAGTATATTTTAATAATGCAAGAAATATAACAAGGTGAGGCGGTTATGATTTACAAAAAAGGTCAGATAGTCCCTAGACGATTAGTAAGATGTAAACATAGAAAAACACAATATACCGTTAAATTCGGCGCTGATGTCGAGGTGATTGGGCGAACCATAAGAATGTTATCTGATGGCTCTGCTATAGAAATCAATCGGGATTATATCCACGGCAAGAAAGGAAAACCGCGATTATATGTAAAATCATATCTACATAACATATCTGTAATAGGTATCGGTACTGGAGCAGCCTTTAAATGCTAACCGCACGAGCAGATAAAATGGAATTAGACGAAATAATTAGAACGCAGGTGCTCGAAGGTAATGCTGATTCTATACGTGCGCTACTCCTGAACAAGCACCAATTAATGTTGTATGGCCTAGTTAAAAGGGCGGGGACGTTTAGAGCCTCACTATTGGCGCACACAAAAGGTATTAGCATCCAGAACGCGTCTTCTCAATTAAATGCTTTATGGCGTAGAGGTTATTTAAAAAGAACCTGCATATCTGCTGAAACTGGCGGGAATGAATATTTTTATGAAATTAGGTAATTCAAGGTGTCAGTGTCGCGCTTGTGCTGAATACTTCAATTCTGTCGCAGCTTTTGACAAGCATAGACGCGGAAAACCAGAAAACAGACGATGTCTATCTCCAGATAGCATGTTAGCCGTGGGCATGACGACAAATAAGGCCGGATTCTGGATTACTGAGGCAAACGTAGTAGGTAATTTTAAAACCGCTTAGAAACGCTGTGGCGAGGCTTAGAGCGAATATTAGAGGGCAGTAATATGGAAGTAAAGCACGAAGAAGAAAGGCTTGGGATTGTGATATTAAGAAACGTGGCATTGATATTAGGCTGTTTGTTATTGATTGAGGACATAGGTTTTCAGGCAGCCTCAGCAATATGGCTTGTTATTATGTCACTTAAAGAGAGTTTATAGGAGAAGATGATGAGTGACAAGATAATAAATAGACTGAAAGAACTATCGAAGCTCAATGATTTTACTATTGCAAATATAATTATATTTGAACCCGGCGCGGTATATCTATATGACGATAAAAAACTTATTTGCAAGTTTAAATCTGTTGACGATTTCTTAAGTGTCCAACATAACTCCAAAGGTGAAGATGATGAATCCTGAATTAATAGCGAAAGCGTCAGCAATACTTGAAGAAGCGTACCAACTTGGATTTAAGCATGGGAAGAATTTAGCACTTGATGAGGCTGTGAAGGCTATTAGTAACTATGGTAATGACGGCCGCTGTGATTGTAGGAACATCAATGAGGATTATTTAATAGAAGCAATCAAAGAGCTTAAGGAATAGATGATGAGTGAAATAGATATAACGCCAGAGCAATATCACGCTGCACTAGATAAGCTGTGGCAGGCTTTGGATGGTAAGGAGAACGGGATTGACGATGTATTTACTCTTTGCGCTAACAAAATAGAACAACTCCAAAAGGATGTTGAGGAGAAAGATGCAGCATTACTTCTGATGGAAAAAGGAAAATATGGACTCAATTATTATGCAGGCGAAGTAACGAGGTTGGCTGGTGAAGAAAGAAAACTCAAAGCCAAGAATGAACAACTCCAAAAGGATAAGGCTGAGTTGGTTGATGGCTTAAGAGATGTTGCCGGGTTTCTTCTTTGTGACGGGCAAGATGTCGAGGCCGTTTTTAACCCAAGCAAAAAAGAAGTAACAGAACAAATAAATATTATCAGAGGCCTTATTAAATCTATAGGTGAGGATTAGGCGGTTAATGAGTAGATTTAATGATGTTCTTTAACGTCTCTACTCTTGTCTCGCATCTTATTCGCCTGATTTTTAACTTTTCATACGTTTTATCAGTTAGGCACTGTAATTCTTCCGCTTTAATTGTCGGATAAACAACATCAGGGGGTAATTTTAGTTTTGCTTGCGAGGGAATACCGCAGCAACTACTCAAAATCAGTGCGATTGGTATTATTTTTAGCATTTTCTTCTGCCTTTTGTTCTTTGTTTAGTCCGTCAATCATTGCGTTAGCGGCTTTATTCTCAACCTCTCTGGCTTCCTCTATGCCTTTCTTTAGGGCTTTTTCATGCTTTGCCCTAGTAAGTTGCCACATAAACCCAAAGACGGCTGTAAGAGCACCTAAGACAGCGAGAGCATAGGTTTTAAGTTTAGAACGCATTACTTTTCACTCAACGGCTTAACAGTGATATAACGGAAATACTTAATCAGAAGACCAACACCTATCAAGAAATAACCGTAGTATTCTGCTGGTATTGCGGCGCGTAATTCTTCAGCGTTTAACTGGATTATAGCTAAAGCATCAATTATAAAAGCAAACCACATCGTTTTAGATTTAATCATCAGTGCAACCTCTCTTCGTGGTTCTCGATTATCTTATTGAAATATCCACCACATTTATTGCAGTCTTGCTTGATAGTGACCTTAGTGGATTTAACGGCTTGGGGCTTAACATAAGTCTCAGCCATTATTGTGATTTGCTCAGTCATGGCTGTTTTAAGGACTTTCTCTTCTTGAGCAACAAAGAATTGCGCGGCGTTGGTTGCGACTGAACTTAGGCCGGTAAAACAAAGCATCACTAGCCACTTGTTATCAAGTGCGAGCTTCACCCAGTCATAAAATTCCTTAGCCATTAGTTAAACTGCCACATAATACCCATACCACCCCCTAAATTACCCTCTTCTGTTCCGAAGGTTGCCTTTATTAGGGTATCTTTAAATCGCTTACAAATACCGCCTGAAATGGCTGTTTTAGAGTCGTAGAAACCCATTCCTACACCACCCTGCCACCTTTGAGTCGAGTGGTTGCAGTCTATCTGGCTGTTAGAAATGGCCAGTGCAATACCATCATTCACACTATAATTATTAATGACGGTTTCTGTAGTCTCAATGACAGGCGTATTCACGATATGATGTCTTTCACTAGCTGTTGCCTGGTACGTAATAACGCAGAGAAACACAAATATACAGATACCTGCGATAATCTTTTCTAAAGTATTCATGCGTACATCTTCTTTTTTGGTTTGGGTTTCGGTTTAGGTTTCGGGTTACAGGGTTTCTTTTTAGTTGCCATTTTACTTTCCTTCTAGTTTATAGATGCGTTCACCATAATTAGTCTGAACATCGCGAACCTCTTTCACATCTAACTTAATTCTCGTTATACCAGACTCAATATTTGCGAATTTACCCCTATTTCTCTCCTGCTCAATAAGAATAGTGATCAATGTGTCTTTGATTGTTTTTAATGATGTATTAGCTTGGCTAATTTCCGTGATCATCATATACCCGATAAACCCGATTAATGGTATTGTAATAATAGATACAATATCAAGTATAGTTACTTTTTTCCCTAGCGAGCTGTCATTAACTTCTGCAACCATTACATTAACCCATCTTTAAGTATTCAGCATTTTCAATTTTTAATTGATGAACCTGCTCTGGTGAAACGATATTATAAAAATCAATGATAGACTGACGTGAGTTAGTCACCATATTTTTATCCGCTATGTAATTGTCGCCTAGTCCGATACAGCCTTCAACGTCTTTAGGGTAATTGGCAGTATGAATTAAGCAGGCGTAACGTGTGGAGTCCGGTTCTTTTTGATGCGTAACCCCTATCTGGTGGTTAATCATCGCTAAAACATGCCCGTACTTGTTAGATTGATGAGGCACTAATATATAATCCCCTTCTGGAATACAGGAAACAAAAGGTTTGTTATCTTTCCAAGGTCTCTCGACTGTGAAGAAAACATGGTTATCAACCTCCAGTGTTCCGAAAGTCCCGTCTTCATCAGATCTAAATCGTCTAAGTATCATGTTTTATACTTCATAATGTCCAGTAATGACAAGTTGTGACGTTGCGGCAAAATTAGTGTCATCCAGATTTGTGGTTGCACCTGCGTTTGTTGTTTCTTCGAGGTTAATGGTTGTTCCACCGCTACTAATATAACCTTGCGGATAATCTGCAAAAGATATAGCGTCCATCCTTATTGCTACAGATGCCAATCCACCACCGGCTGCGGCTGTTGGTAATCCTCCAATCGTGGCTGCGCCAGTAGCAGAGCTTTTCGTTGATGTTGAAACAGTTATACGAAAATATACAATATCACCAATTCTTGTCATACGTCCGACCTGATTAGTATAAACTGCGCCAGTATCAGCACCACCAAATAATATCGTCGGTGTGAATGTTGTCTTTTCTTTATAGTAATCGAGAACATCTACATCTGCCGAAGGGGAAGTTGATGAAAAGTCCAAACCCGAATAAGGGTACATAAGACCAACAGCCTCAATACTTCCACTAGCATACACGTTACCGATTCTGGCTGATTGCTTATAAGCGCCCGAATTTATAACACCGTTGGGATGTATGCCTGTAATCTTAGTGTAATCAGTGTATATATTAGTTAGCGATATGCCCGTGAATGGATTTGCAGTAACGGAATCTATTCTTGTGTTGGCTGATGTTTTTATTACATTCACATAACGAGCCGCAAAAAAGTTTGATATTTGAATCCCTTCACAATAATCAACATCAAAGACAGAGCCATGTGAACCTGCGCTTCTACCTGTTATATGACCACCATTAACAATAAGATGATTATTTATACTTGCTGCGCCAGCCCCAAGCGCGCCAACTCTAAATACGGCTGCATCAGCTTGGGCTGTTGTGTAAGGAACATCTTCTGTATAAACATCCTTCACCATGATATTTTGACATGTTCTTTCAATGTCAAAGCCATAATTATCAATCTGCTCTAATAGAACATCAGTGAACCGAATAGCGACACAGGTTGTCGCAAAGGTAACTGCGACAGGGGAACCGAAATAACTGCAATGATTCCATACGTCAGACGTTGCGGTTGTGTCATAAAGAACGCATTGAGTTACGCCCGAGGTAAATACATTGGTAAATTCATTATTGATGGTTCCTGCACAATGAATAGGGGTCATAAACCCGTCAATACTTAAATCTTTAAATTTGCCGTAAATTATGCCGTCCAAATCTAAACCGTAAAGACTATTAGATCCCCCTCCACCAACCGAGTTACCTTCAATATGAAGGCCCTGTATTGAGGTGTGGAATCTAAACCCTGTGTGTACAGGCGTTGCGGCATATTCAAATAAACTTAACGGGGTAGCAGGATTGAAATCTATGGTGGTAGCTTTAACCAATACACCAAAACCAGCATTATACTGAAAATAAGTATCGCCTTTTATTTGCGTACCTTCTGATATGGTTAGCGTATCTGTAACAAGATAAACCCCATTAGGGATGTATAAAACTTGTCTTAGAGGGAAACAAAAATCACTCGCTGCCTGAATAGCAGCAGTATCATCTGTAACCCCATCACCCGTAGCGCCAAACCATCTAACATTAATCGATCCAGAATAAAGCCTTTTCCATCTACCCGTAGTGATAGCAGTCGCCTTTATAATCGTGCCGCCGTTATCTGTTTCGGTAGATGTTGCATCCCAGTAGAAATCACCGCCACCACCATCACCATCTGTGGTATAGCCTTTGATTGTGGCGTGGGTTAATGATGGTGCGGAAGTAATTGCTCTTAGTGCGGCTATATTTGCATAAGAATCAACAGCGGCAGCGTCATTTCTGTCAAACAAAACAATATCGGTTAGGTTTTCAGTCGTAAAGCCTGTTGCGGTAATATTAACGTCATACCGGCCATTAGCGGCATAAAACGAATAAGCACCATCCACGCTTGACGCTGTGAATGGGTTTGCTAAAGGGGTTACGCCATTATCAGAATAAATGGTTGATACGCCGCCACCGTTATCACTTACTGTAATTGTTGCGCTTAGAACAGCGTTGCCCGCATTATCTAGCACTATGTCATGATATTTTTCCATTATCCTGTTATCACTATTGAATGACCAGCACCACCAGCACCGCCGTTATATCCTGATATGCCTGTCCCACCTGTTCCGCCGGTAACAGTGATTGTGCCGTTATTGGTTATTGTTCTTGCAGCAAGCAAAACAAAACCACCACCGCCGCCGCCACCACCACCATCATTAGCATTATTAGAGCCATTCACACCGTCTGCTGTAATGGTTGCGCCTGTTTGAAAGTCAATTGAATCAGCGATAATAATAACAAAGCCACCGCCAGCGCCGCCGTCACCCGGCGTGGTGGTTCCGCCTGTCCCAGCACCCCCGCCACCACCACCATATATCCCTAATAGATCGTCACCGTAAGAGGTTAAAGTTCTAATTATTCGCGTAGCAGCAGCTAAAGACGAGCCGCCACTTCCTGCGCCTGCGCCCCCTGTTTTGGATGCGCCGCCCGCCAGGGTTTCTCTTCGGATAGTAACATCGCCGCCCTTTCCGCTATCAAATCCATCATTGCCTCCAGAGCCGCCAGCGCCGCCTAAAATACCATCTGTGCCAGCCGCACCAGCAACACTGATAACGCCTACACCGCCAGGGCCACCTTTACCGTCTACGCTGATAATTGCTGTGTTATTGATAGTGACTGCACCTGTACAGCGAATAATTAACCCACCTGATGTATTAGATACGCCTAACGTTTGCCCTGCGCTAACCGTTAAATCAGTGTAATGGTATTCACCGCGAGCTAAGTTTTCAGATGCGGCGACTGTTTTAGACCCATCATCACCCGTTCCTTGATACCAAAGACCTGACGAAAAGCTCGAATCAACAATATTTAAGCCAGTAGCAACCACGGCCGTCCCATCTGCTCTATTATAATTAGTGCAGATAAAATCACCTGAAGCGTATTCAATAAATTCCGCTTCGTCGCCTGCCGCTGTTGTGATGTTTGCGCTACCAGGTAAAATTAAATCTGTCGCATGATGGGTAAGTGTTAAAATACCATCAAAATGACGCTTAATAACCGTCCCAATCTGGCCTGTGGTCGCAATAGAGGTGATCGTCGTCGTGCCTGTTACATCTGAATAATTCCCATCTGTGACATGAGGCAATTCTGTTGCTGAGGCTATATCTGAGCCTTTTGAGAATCTAACCAAACCAGAAGCATCAAGCTTTCTGATTTTTGTTAAATCACCGGGCACAGATGGATTGTCAGAAGTTAATAACCCGTAAGAAACAGCAGATAAGCCAGAATCCAATACGCCAGAGTCATTGACCACTGTTACTGTAGTTAATGAGGTGTAAGCACTCACAGTGATTAAGCTGTAAATTGTACCGCCTGAATTTGTGGTCTTTATTCTACGGCCAACATGAAAATCAGACGTTTGGTCTCCGATTAAGGTAAATGAAGTCGCGCCAACGTATGTCGGGGTCGGGCCTAATACCCACTGACCTTGATCGGTTATAGATGTATCATTGACACCCGGCACGTTATCCCATGTTGAAATAGCAGAGACAGGTGGGTCGGTATCACCAGAAGGGGCTAAAACATACTTTAATGTCGTTCCTTCAGGATGCCAAATTGCTTGAGCTGCACCAGCACCGTCACCAGGCTCACCCCTTGAATTAAGAATAATCGGGTTGGCATGGTCTGATAATCCGGCAGAATCCTTTGTTGTTGTTGTCTTTGTTGCGCTTCCAGCAAGATAAGTAAACAGCTTTGCGCCCACGTATGGATCGCCATTAGCGTCAATAAATTGTCTTCCTGAAAATATGCTCAGTCTTTGTGCCATTTGCAGTCTCCCGACTGTTTGCTATAATTACATTATGGAAATGATACTATATATAATCTTGTTTTTTGTGCTTGCTAACTACATTGAGTCTGCATTTCCAGACCTTTGAGCCTCTTGCGCCATTATCGCATTAAGCGCGGCTATTGCCTCTGTATCTGGTAATTTCATTGCTTTTTGTATTGCCATGCTGAATTTTGGTTTAGCCAATAGCGTTTGGTATGGCTTTGACAGCAATACACTTCTTAATGCTGGTCTAGCTGCCATTGCCGCTAACCATGCAGGATTTCCAGTGCCAACCGCACCACCAACACCAGCCACTAAATCCATTGGCCTAAAGTTTGTTGATTGAGGCACGTTTGTTTGTGCTGCACCTTTAAAGTTTTGACCAAATTCAGCTACGTCTCGTATTCCGCCAGATAACGGCTTCCCTTTATCGAGTTGACGACCTAAAGCAACCGCATCAATATTTTCACCTTTTAAGGCTTTTTCAATAGTGTATGTTTTAGCAATTCGCTGTCTTGCCGCCTTCAATGCAGGAACAAGGTCAGGATGAGTTTGCGCAGCCTGCCTTTCCATTAATCCTTCTAAAGCATCAGCAACTTTGCCTTTTGCTCTTGCCATAGCTGAGATAGATGGGTCTGGTGAGTTATATCCTGCGCTAGAATCTGCGCGTAGTTGCTTAACAGCCTCCACAGTGCCTTCCGCTGACATTTGTTTTTTAGAGTATGTTTTCACCATATCAACGACGTCCTTCCTGACCGCTTTCGGGAAGTCTTTAGCCATCGCGGAGCCTTGTTTTGCAATACCGCTTAATGATTTGACGTAAGATGGATCTGACTTAAACACACCAATTACTTTTGTTCTGTCATACGCCTTACCTGCTTGCTGCCTAATTAAATTAAGCCCGTCTTGAGATAAAGGCACGTCTTCAGGATAGCCAATATCCTTCTTAATTAGCTTATTCGTTACTTGCTGGTTATGTATAGACGCTTTTTGTTTTGTTGGCACAGGGCCAGCCGTTCCCTCAGCAAACTGTTGGGTTTTAGTGGGTTTTGCTAATGCTGGCGGCACTTTATAGCCCAGCTTGTGAGCTTTAATAAAAGCCTTTGAAGCCTCAATTTTAGGAGCAATAACTGATTTTGCCTTACTAGCCGCCGCTATCCCCGCTGGTGCAGCCATCATGCCGACCATAGGAGCCAAAGGTTGTTCAGGAAATGCTTCTTGCATACCTAGTGCGCCAGCAGCAGGAATAGCCATTTTTCCCACATTTGCCGCCATTCCAGCAGGGCCAGTAGCCGGAGCCATTGCGCCTGTTGCCAGTATTGTTCCGGCCAACGCTGCTTTTTGCTGTGTTGGATCAGATGGGTCGGGTAATGCAAACGGATCGCCACCGCCTAATTTGCGAGAAGCCTCTGCAATCTTTTCGCGCATCCATTGAGAGCCACCAGGCTGAGGTGGCAATGTTTCAGGAGGAATATAGCCTTCTTCACCTAATGCTTCACCAATTTCTTTACGCGCCACCCCGTACCCAGCAATGCCAAGGTTTGCAATATTTTGAGCAACGTCAACAGGTAATCCAAGCAGAGAAGGTGCGAGCACGTTAGCGCCGCCAACAGCAGCTAACCCGACATCAGCAGCAGTATTCCCGCCAGGCGCTTGACCGCCCATTGTGGCTAGTATTGGTTGTTCTTCAGGTTGAGCTTGATAACTCTCCCACGGCGCAGCTTCTGGTTGTTGATATTGCTCCCAAGGCTTCATTTTTTCTTCCAGCTTTCAGGTTTTGCAGGATCGCCGCCTAAGAAAATATAACCTCCTTGAACGGCTCCTTTTTTCGGTGCAGATGATGTTTGCGCTGGTTGTTGGTATCGCATATCCAAGACGCCTTTCGGCCCGTATTTCTCATACGCTTGTTTCGCTTGGTCGCCAAAATTAACAGCTTGCTCTTGTCGTTTAATTAAAGCATCAATTAACAATGCGTTTGCTTTTGGTGTTTTTCCCAGGGCTGCGGATTGTCTTACCGCATTTTCAAAATCAAAGTCAGTCTTTGTGCCAGTTTGCTGGTTTAATATTTCTTGCGCCAACTCACCTAATTTTGCATTGAGTACTTCCATATCGGCTGAATCAACGTTAAGTGCGCGCTTTGCTATCATTTTAATTTCTGCGCCCGTACCTGTCCTAACTTTGCCAGCCAACTCTTTAAGCGATTGCAGGCGAGGGATAAAAGCTGATGCTTCTTGCGCTGCTTTTGATAGCTTTGAGTAAACCGCCGCACCTTCTGATCCGAGCTTTTCCTTGAACTTTAATTCCGGGGCCAACTCTGTTTGCGTCTTTATCTTGGCCCCTGTCTTGCTGGCTTCCAGTCTAGCTGCTGCATCCGCCTCATCTTGTAATGTGCTTAATGGGACGTATCCCCTATCTGGCGTTAACTGATGTTCAACTCCGCCCAAAGTTACCGTTTTTTCTGTGTACCGCTTCAAAGCAGCAGGGTCACGGGTTTTTATAAATCCGGCCCATGATTCAGGGGTATAGTCTCTCGGATTATATGTCCCTAACCCGCCTTTCTGTTTCTCCATTTTCATTTGCAAATCAAGTGCTTCAGGCCCGAAACCACCTTGATACATTGCGTTTAATGCGTTCTCAATATTTAACCCTCCAGCTTGAGCAGGGATAGCCGCTTGAGCAGGGTAGTCAGATAAAGGAGCAGCGCCAGGTTGTACCGCACCCATAGCAGGAGCAGCGCCCATCGCAGGAATACCCGCTTGCGGCTGTTCATAAGCACCCGCTAATATATTTCTTAATTGCCTGTCTTGCCGTATCTTATCGGCGGCCTGCTGCATAGCAAGGGCGTTTTGCCCTGCCTGCATAGAGCCTTGCATACCTCTAAAATAAGCATCCATCGCGTTAGCCATTATGCCTCTCCTTTCGGGTAAGCTCGGTTTAGAAAGTCATTCCAATTCTTCTGGCCTTGATATGCGCCATACCCACCCGCAATACTTTCACCAACTCCGCTAAGTCCTCTTGAGGATGCTTGGCCTGCTTGCATGGCGTATTGGCCTAATTGAGGCCCAAGACTTTGAGCGATACCCGCTTGACCACCTGCAGCACCGTAACCAAGATTGGTTAATTGTAATCTGTTGGCTAATTCGTTTTGTCTACGTGCCATTTCTCGATCATATTCGCTTGCGCCAAACTCACCAATATCTCGCAAAGCATTACCAGAGAATAAAGAGCCTCTTGCTGCAGCAGAGCTTTCTATTGCACCAAGCCTTGATTCATAACCAGGTGTTGCCTGCACTTCTTCCATAGTGGGTTTTTGAAATACGCTGCTAGGGCCAGCAAGCCAATTTTGTAGGTCGCCAAGTCTCTCTTCACCAAACTGGCGATAAGGCTCTAAATAACCTTCTGCCTTTCCTGACTGTTCTCTTTGTAAAGCTGCGGCTTGTTCGGCTGCTTTTTTCTCTTTTCTACCGCCCACATAGGATGAAACTGCGCTTATAGCAGCAGGGATCCACGCATAGGGGCCTTCCTCACCTTTTCTAAGATGATTCATTTCATGTTCTAATACTTCACGCTTCTGCTTTCCAGCAAGACCTTTTCTTAAAAGTATTAAATCTTTTTCGGGATATGTATAACCAAGCGCATTTCTAACACCTGTACGCCGTGTCATTTCCTTTTCTGTTACGTGTTTTATCTGTGTCATAGCAGTCTCCCGACTGTTTTCTTTAGTTTAGACCGAAGCCCCTGTTGCGTCCACCCATCCGCCACTCAAGTACCAGATAGGCTTTCCAAGGGTAGTATCCATATAATAATCACCATCAATTAAGCCGTTTACAGGCCGATTAGCGGTTGTGTCTGCGCCTTTGTATTTATCCTGTCTATCGACAGATGAAGCCCATTCAACCCACGCTTTATTCGGCATTTCATTTTCATCAAAAGGGACTTGAATTGGTGCTGTCATGATATGCCGTCCTCTATAATTAATGTGGCCTCTGTAATCACCTTTTTAATAGGTTCGGCAATCACAATCTCCGGCACAATATCGCGCCCGCTTCCACCAATACGCCAAATACAGCGGTTCATATACTCCCCCACCTTCCCTAGTTTAGCAAATACTTGCGTGCCCCATGAATGGCCACCATCTTTTGACAAACGAAGTGCGGCGACGGGGTTAGCGTTATGGTCTGTGGTCGTCGCAGGCTCATAACCTAATTCTATTCTTGATAGTCTTACTTTTTTCTTATCTGTTGCAATATGTTTGCCGCGTAATATCATGTTGATTGTGACGCCGTTATCCGTGTAAGTATCGGCCTTTAATTTATACAGCTTTCCGTTTTCATAGTCTGCAACAACAGTCTCATTGATAAAATCAACGCTTATTTCAGCCCTGTGCCTTGCATCAGATCCATAACGTAATTCTGACCAGTACTGGGTCGATCCGTCATACAACCATGACTTACCTTCAATCGGGAAATTAAGCTGATACATTGGATGACCACCTAGCATATACCCAAAGCCTGTCGCGTCAGATACCGATGAATAATTATTAATTAAGTGCTCAAATTCAAAATTAGATATTCTTGTTGGCTGGCTGTATCCGTTGAGTACGGCGACAATAACTTGCCCCTCTCTATTTTTTGTTAGGAAAGCATAAGTGCCAGCAAATCGGCCTAACGACCATCTTGCTGCAAGACCATATTCAACATCAGCGCCCAAAATACGCGCATAAGGGAAGCCAGAGCCACCGACATTCTGCCAAAATTCTGTGGTGTACTCACCGAATAAAACAACCGTTCCACGGTAGTTGGTTACTCTGATTAAATTATCGGGATTGCTTTCAGCCGTGGCGAAGTCAAGCGCCGCCCAAGCTGTGTTGTCGTACAGGGCGGAGCCTTTGAATTGCCCTGTATCATTCTCGTCAGTCAGTATCCGGCCCGCTTGGAATATGCAGGTATTGGGTGAGGTTGGTCTTTGAGCATCGGCCACAGCAGCGATTGGCGTTGCAGGAGTCGCGGTGTCATAAGTGTATATTTCTGAGCCATCAACAACCGTTATCAATGTGCCATCATCGCATATATCGACGCGGCCTTGTGTTGTGCCTATTGTGCCACGTGACGTGATGACACCGGCGTTATTTATTTCGTAAAACGTACCGCGATGTACGCCATAAAGAAGCGAACCAAAAGGAAGCAGCCCACGCCAAGGCGTATCACCGTTATCAATAAAAAGCTCGAGACCTGGCGTCCCATAGATAGCCACGCGGGTTCTGTCTCTTTCTTGTTGGAATTCATAGTAGGCATTAACTAAAGAATTAGCGGTAACATTTGGACTTTTTCCCTGTAGTCCGATCCCAAATAGAGGGTTTTCAATTCTCATTTTCCTGCCACAATATCAGATCTACCTCTACCATTTAAAACAAAAGCTGTTTCTGTCTGAGATAAGATAGGCAAGTCATTATGACGTTTAACGGTCTTTTTAGACTCGTTTGCTATTTGACGCGCTCCAGGCGGCAACATAAGTCCCACTTCAGCCTCAAGCTCTTTGGCTAAATTATAAGACAGCATACGTCGATAACCAGAAGGGAGATTATGCACTTCTGATAATGAGTTAAATATTTGTAAGGGTTGCCATGTGTTTAGTTTGAGTGTTAAAGACTGGCTTGGAACAGGATAGGCGTACAGCGTACCTAATGTAACAGATGGCTCATAATAGAGCTTTTCCGGATAAGAAGATTCGACCGTTTTGTCATAGATAGCATCATAAACTTCCCGATTTCTTAATATATCAACAGGATAAGCAATATTGTTCGTATCTTGGAAATACGTCCCACTTTCTACCCTGTCAGGTCTGTGTGTATCATAATCCCCACCCGACCCAATAGTCCTTGAGGCTGTACTTGCAGGCCATGTGAGGGACTCTTGACGCACTTCATAAATCAACAGCCTCTCTATAGAAAAGCTGTCCAGCATGGCGTTGAGGGCTTCTAAGCCGTCATCTGCCTGTGCGGATGTAAGTGATTCACCTTGCCCGAGATCGCCAAGTATCTTATAAGCGCGCTTAATAATGTTATTAGCGGTTATATCGGGTAATGCGCCTGTTTCTAGGATAATAGGCATTATTCATCCAATTTTTTCTGAATTGTTTCGTCTTTCATTAAATGGCTTGGTTTTTTACCAAACTTCATTTCATAAGAAATAACCAGCTTGTCACGATCTGAAAGTTCGTCTGATTCTTCAATAATCTCTGCCTTTTTTAAAATACCCGCGTAAAACTCTTCTTCTGTGACCGTTTTCCAGCCATTTTCGTTGTTTTCTTTTGCTTCGTTGTGACTGAATGCTTTATGACGCCCATGATTAGGGTGCATCTGATAGATGATCATGATCTCTCCTTAAGAGAAGACCCCCGAAGGGGTCAACCTGTTAAGCGAATGGAGTCGCTAACGTACCAACACCATGAATATTGCCTGAAATGCCCCAAGTAGTGGCGCTTAAGCAAGTAAGTGTTAAGTGAGTACCAACCAAACGGCCAGTCACATCACTATCAAGATCAACAGATACAGTTGCCGCAATATCAGCCGCAAAGCTGTCGCCACCTTCCGCTACAGTCGTAGAGAAAGAGCCAACGCCGCCACCAATAAAGGTAGTCGCTGCATCAGTATCAATTGAGTAAGCATTACTAGTACCCGCAACCGTTACCAAGAAATCGAATTTTAACCCGACTACTGGCGCTGGAAGCGTGTAAATAACACCGTCAGCCGCATCAAACAGGCAAAGTGAGCCTGATTGTTCCGCTGTTAGCTCGTAAGCGTTTGTAGTGTCGCCTTTTCCAGATATAACTTCACGATGAATACCGTGAGCGATACACCCTTCGGGAGATTTATAACCTAGTTCTTCTAATGCCATGATAATTCTCCTTATGAAGTTATTCGGCTTGCCCACTCAGGACGGATAGCGGCATAACCATACAGCATATCAATACGAGTCAACATTTCGTCATTACGGATGTCAGAGGCTTGCCATACACGAACACTTAAGCCGTCATAGTTTTTAACTGAGCATTTAGCCGCATCAGCCATCATAGGTAGTTCAGCCGTGGCAAAAGTAAACGCATCTTTATGATACATAATGCTTTGCTCGTAGCCTGTAGAAGCTGAACCAACGTGTGTGATTACATCGTTTTCTGATGGTTGATGGTCAACATTCTGGCGCGCACCTTCCCAATACATAGCAGGAGAGAACGTGATAGAAGTTGTAGTTGCTGCAGTAACAGTAAATTGCTGTTCATGCTGATAAGCCGCTTTCGTTTCAGGGTGGACCTGTTTAACGCCAGCGATTGTGAAAACAGAACCAACTGCAGCCGCCGCAGTATATGCGTCTACTGTCAAAGTAGATAAACCGTTAGTGAATGAAGTCTGATCAATTGCACCAGCTACATCAGCACCGTTAGTCATTGTCCAAACGCGCTCATTTTCATAAAAATCAGCCATTGCAGTGCGGCCAACCATACCTTCACGGTACTGCTCTTTGATTTGATCTGAATCTTGAAAAAGAACTTTCAAACCATTGACCAATGTACCCATAGTTACAGAACCCATCTGAATACAGCGGTTTCCGTCTTTTGGTGCGAGGTTTTGGTTAAGTTTTGCACGAGCTGCGCCTACAGCGGCTAAATCTGCCGGTGAAGTCCCTGCTGTGCCTGCCAGGTTGTAAGTTAATTTAGTGCAGCCTTGTAACACATCAGACTCGATGCCTGAAATCATAGCTGCGACAGCAGGTTCAAGATGTTGCTGTGAAAAGTTTTGTAAATCCAGTGATAATTCACGGGAATTAAAACGCATATCCACGCCGTCTTGTGTTGCTGTTACTAAAGTGGTGTTCTGTTCTTCGGCATCTTGAACATCCATAACACGACTGCCTTGACGGCGAGTATATTGTGAAGGTTTGCGAATACGGAGAGTGTCACCGATTTTGCCATCTGAACGCCCAAAAGAGCTATCGAATTGGCGGTTTATAGTGCCGATGAATGATGCTTTCTCATGAGCAAGGCGTAATGCCTCATTCGTGATCTGATCAATCGTTAATAGTGAGTTTGCCATTTGCTGTCTCCCGACAGTTAATTAATGTTTAGGTTCTTCCTAGCTGCTTATAACGTTTCTTCAAGAATGTTTCAAAATCCTCTACGGGTTGAATCTCGCTGCTTGCGGTTTTTGTACCACTTACAGGCTTGATTGGCGCTGGCGCTTTGGAAGCCTTTGCTTTTGCAGTCGGTTTATTGGAAATCTTAACTTCCAGTTTGCCTAACTCTGCAATTTGTCGTCTTTCAGGGAGCTTGGCGATTCGCGCTGTTTCTTTCGGGTTTTGCCCTAAGTAATAAGCCACATCGACCTGGAGATCTACGTCATCAATTTCAAAAATAGCAGCCGCCATTTCTGGTGTTACCTTGATATTTTCGGAAAAAACAACCTCTTCAAAGTCTTCATACTTATCTAACCCAGCTTCGGCAAGTTCATCCCGAGGGTTATCGTACTCAACTTGGCGTGGTTCTTCTTTCTTAGTGTCGCGTAATGAATCTCTATACTCATCACGTGCATCAAGATAAGATTCCATCGTCTCAAAATCTTCAATCTTCGGCACAACGCTTTCTTTCTGAGTAGCTCTTGAAGCAACTTCTGTCTGCTGCTCAAGCATTTTCAATAATCTTGCGTTTTGCCTTTTTAGCTCTCTAGCCTCGTACTTTGCTTTCGCAACTTTTGGATCAGGTTTAGGTTTTTCTTCCTGCTCAACGGGTTCGCTTTCCGCATCTGTCTCTTCAACAGTCTCCACCTCTTCCGTTTCTGGAATCGTGGCTTCTTCGGGAGTTTCTACAACATCAGTATCTTCTTCGGTTACTGTTACCGCTTCTTCTTCAGCCATTTGGCCTCCTAAGTTAAACCTCTCGGCTTTACATCCGCTTTGCGCGTCTCACGACGTGGCTGCGGTATGGTTTAATATTAGCACATAGCTATATTACGTCAATGAAGCATCATTAAAATGATAGTTTCCTCATCTTGGCGCTTTTTCTTACGTTTTATTCGTAATTCTTCCGCTTTTATCTGTTGTTTTGTCCACTGCAGATAAATCTTTTTATAGACAACATTCTCTTTTTCTAATAGTAACCGTATAGCCAGGTCGATTTCTTTAGTTGTCTCAATAATTGGGGTTTTAGCTATCTTCTTAGCGACCTTCTCAATTATCTCAACGGCTTTTTTGTCCTCTTTCTTTTTCGGTTTTAATCGTGGCCTTAGTGCCTCAAAGTCAAAAAAACCACCCGAGAACGACTCAATAACTTCTACCGCCGCACCTGCAACCAACCCCCTTGTGACAATGTTTTGAGGTGTGCCAAGCTGGGTAACTATTCCAGCAATAGACATTATGTGGCCCTAGTACGTGACGTTGGAGTCACAGCATCATCAAGCGTGTAAGTTGCCGCCGCTGTTGTTCCATCTAGTTTTTTAGCGGTCAGCGTAGTGCCCGAGATACTAAAGTCGCCAATTGTCTGTTGAATCAAGAATATTGCTTGCGCTAAAGTTGGAGCAACACCATCAGCAGCATAAGCCTCTGTCATCTGCGTAGTTAATATATCAGATACAGAAGTGTCGTTAAGAGCCGATATTTGAGCTGGAAGTGTTGTTCCTGTATCAGTAAGAATAGCGTCAACATTAGCATCAATAATATCTATTTTCGCCTCTGTAGCTGCCAATTCTGTGCCGGTAGCTGCGTCGTAATTAGCAAGAGCAATGTCAAGTAATGCATCAATAGCGGCAGCCCAGTTTGCGCCAAACAAATCACCTGCCCCCGAACGAGTGAAGGCAAACCCATCAGCAGCGCCAGAGCCAGCCAGTGTAATATTAGCAACACCATCAGCAGCAGTAATTACAATAGGCTGGAAAGTAATGCTTTGCTGAGTGCTTGCTAAGGCTGCACCGTCTGCACCTGTAATAATATCTAAATCAGCTTGCGCTGTGGCTAAGGCTGATGCGTGATCTACTGACTGTGGGAAAGTCGTATATACTTGTAATGTGGCAGGTATGGCACCTGTACCTATAAATGTAAACCCTATATGGTCATAATTAGTCTCTGCTTGTGCAGGGACATATGTATGGAAGCCATTACCCTCATGGGTACAAAGACCTGAACCAACTGAACCAATAGCTTGAGTCCCACCATCCCCAGTTACATAGATTGTTACAGCTCCAGTAAAAGCCGTACCATCTGATGCTGTTATCATCTGAACACCAATAGCCTGGCTTGCTACATTCTTTTTCATTGATTCATACCTATAATTTGATTTGCGTTTCTAGCCCATGCCGCTTGAAATCCGCCAGCCGCCACACTTATATCAATATATTGCGCTTTTGGCTTAAATACCTGATAAGGGTTTTTAACTAATGATTCACATGTTGCAATTGATGGTGCTGACCCTACCGAGGATACAAGAAAATCAAACGCAACAGGTAACTCACCTGTGTATGCCGTACCTAGCCATAAACTGTCTGAAGTTGTGCCGTTACTTGCAGCTTGAGTAAGGGTTTGCCAGTAACCTAATGCAGAATTATATTGCTGATGTTGATCAACACCATCATAGCGATAAATAATAAAATGCTTTTTACCTACCTCAATTGGCGCCAGAAAACGTGATCCACCAATCCACGATTGAAACTCTGTTGTACCGTTTGAGGTGATATTCCAACAACCACTTGAATCACGCAATAAATTACCTAAAGAAATTATGCCGCGCCATGACGCACTTGGTGCTTGCAGCACCGTGAATCCGACTATAACGAAAACAGGCACATTATTAGGGTTTAAGCCTGTGGCAGGCGCTTGGTATGCAATACCCGCTTCATCAATATCTTGCCTTGCAAGTTGCATTGATCCAGATACAGATTGTTTTTTATACGGTGTTGTGCCATTTGTAGTGTTGGTCGCCCAAAATGCTTTTTGTGCTTCATCCCATGGTGCGCCGTTTTCGTCAACTCTATCAAAAGATAATAAATGGTCAGCCTTTCTTACGGCAGGGTGCGTAGAATCGAAAACCGGCTTTAAAGGTTTTCTAGTAGGCTTACGCTTTAATACATAACCCGCCATTTTAAGCGGCTGGGCCTAATGCTTTAGGCGTGATCCATAACTGCCACGATACGCCAATAGTTTGGCCTGTCCCTTCATTTTTTAAATACCAGTCAATTGCTTGAGCGTTACCCGCTTGCGGCATTTCAAACTCAGGCAATATCATATAAAAATCAGTATCAGCCGCTATGCCGAAATCAATTTCAAATCCGCCCACATGCACGAGAGGATTATTTGCATCTGGTGCGCCCACATCGTTTGTACTTTGAACATTTAATAAATGAGCAAATAACTCGATAGTGCCAACAGTAGGCATAGTCGTATCAAATTGCGCTTTTAAAACTGCCGAGCCATAAGGTGCGTTGTCCGAATTTGTCCATGCTGCTGTTCCTGCTTGATCTGCTTTTCCATAGGCAGTTGTCGCAATAGTCGCTGGTGTTCCACTTGTCACTTCGTCTTGTGTGCCAAACTTCCAAACCGCGTCATCTGTTGAAATAGCCATTAATAGCCCCCTGTTCTTGCGAGTGTTACATCTGCATCGCTAACTTTACTGATACCCAATTCCTGAGCGCGTGATATTGTCGATTGTCTCGCCGCCTGTAAGTTCGAGCGGGTTGCTGTTCCTGCTCCAAATAACTCAGCTTCTCTTGATTTAGCTACACCGCTTGAAGTATTTATTGAGTCAATCGCGCACAGAGCATCCCATGAAGCTTTTTCTGCTGCGGTTAAGGCGGCATATTCAATATCATCAGTTGCGTTGAAAATGTCCGATCCTGATAAGAATTGTTTTACTTCCGGTCTGTTGGTCTCATTCAATGATGAAGCAACCTGAGCGTCAGTCATTGTTGAATAACCTATTGCCAATGGGTCATTGGTGATTTCGTCCGATAATATTGTCATTATTAATCCTCTAACCCTGTTATATTTCCTTTTTCGTCACGAATTGGCTTCTTGCCGTTAACCAGCAATATCTCACCTTCTTCATCTCGTTCAATATTCGGGAATTTTGGCGTGCTGGAAGCCTCAGATAAATTCTGAACCTTGTTTCCAAGTGATTCTAGCGCGTCCTTGATGGCGTCCTCTCGGGGCTTGTCTTTCATGCCCGCCTCAAACTCTTTAAGCTGCATTTCCCTATCATGACGCAGATTGGCTGCTTCTTCTTTAATAATCGCGATATTGTAGTCTTTAAACTGTGATGGGTCTTCGCCAGAGCTTTCTTCGATCTCATTCTTCAATTTATTGGCGTATAGCTCCATATTCGCTTCTTGCAGCTTAATTTCAGCAATAAATAGTTTCTTGGCTGCTTCTAATTCTTTTCTCGCAGCATCCACTTCTTGCTTATCTGCCCCTGCTTCTTGTGCCTGAGACTTAACCTCTTGCTCAAACTGCATAAGCTGTTGGCCTTTTTCTTCCAACATTTGAGCAGATTGCTCAATTTGCTGCATAGCGGCTTGCGTTTTAGGGTCTAGCCCTTGTTCTTTGTCTTCCTCAAGCTTTCTTATTTCAGGCGGCAGTAAGGTTTTCAATCGTTCCGCAATCTTATCTGAGCCAGGCGCATCCATATTACTGAACAATATATCACCGATGACCTGCATTAACTCAGGCGCAGCGGATACGATTTGAGTCTGAGTATCGACAGCTTCTTGACGTTTAGCTGAATAACTCGGGCCTGTTGTCACCGTTACATCATAGCGGCCAACCGTAAGATTGTAGATTTTCCCCACCTCACGGTCGAACTCATCAACCTCTGGTCTTACCGCTTCTTCTTGGTCGGGGTTGAGCTTAATCATTTCCTGTTCACCGTCTTCACCCAATATGCGGGCAATCGTCGCGGTATCATAGTAAACAGGTATCCACTCAACCAGTATCCGGCCGCAATGTTGAATAGAGCGCGAAAGGTTATCAGGGAAATGGAACTGGCCCACCGCCCCTTGTGCTTTTTGCTCCTGCAGAGCAATACCGGACTTCTCTTGTGATGTTGCGCCTACTGATGGACCATACATACCAAATGCAGCTTCCACGCCATGCTCTGTGTTTTGCATGACCTGCTGCCATCCTGTTGACATGCCTGGTGGTGGTGTACGTTGTGGAGGCGGTATCATGTGACCATCTTCTGATACAGCATCGTATTTTAATAGCGCAATAGGTCTACGGTTCGCTTCGGCATAATCAGACTCATAGTTCTCAACCTGAGAAGCTTCAGCCACCCAAGGCGCACGAGGCGCAAGGGCAACATGCTCAATAAACCCAGCGTGAGCGTAGTTGTGAAGTCTTTGCGCATCCATTGATGACTCAACCGCACCTGATAGACGAATCTTACCGTCCGGCATAGTTAATTCATTACCTGAGACCTTAATCACCGGAATAAAGCGACCGGGCAAAATCTTTTCGTCAAGAATGTCTTCAGATGTGATTTTATACCAATGAACTTTGTTAATTAACGTGTCGCGTGATTGTGTTGGCTCAGGAACATCTATGCCTTCGATTTCTGCTTGAGCCTTGATTTTATTATAGTCTTCATCAGTAAAGACTTCGCCAGTATCCATTTGATGAATCTTGACGATTTCTGGCTTAATGTTGAAATATTCAGCAATCTTTATCGTGTCTTTATCTGCCCAGTCGGAGTTTTGTTCAAAGGGTACTTCTTTTGCATCGGGGAATTCTTTCTTGAAATCTGTTCTTAGCATGTCTTCCCATATAACGCACTCTCTCATATCGGCTGCATCTGACTCAGTGTGATAGCCTGGCGCAACAGAGAAGCGGTTATGGATACGTTTAATTCGAATTTCTTGACTAAAGGACATTTCATCCGCGTATTCTGTGAGAAGGCGGAAATAGCCAAAGCCACCATCAATGGCATGTTCTCCGGCTGTGGTATAAGCAACCAAAGCCTCTGAAGCGTCTTCAATATGCCTAATAATACCTGTGAATATCTCGGCGGTTTCTGGATCTGCACCATCATCTACTGGACGTATCTTAATGGCTGCGCGGTTTAGGCGTTCTTCATTAACTATTTGCCTGACATATTGGTCGGTTTTATCGAGTACGGGACAAGGACGAGCGCCACCTTCTTGGTGGGCGTCTTCACGGTCTCTGCGAATAGCATCAGGCCATTGCTCACCGGCTCTGAACTTAATCGCACTTTCAGCTCGGTTTATATTATCCTGCTCCCTGTCCGTGTACTTCTCAAGACAGTCTTTAGCAAGCGTAATGATCTCTTCCGCTTTCTTTTCGTCTGTCTTCTCGACAGTCGCATCATTTGGCATAGTCTTTTACCCGAAGTCACCCACAGCGATAACAGAAGCACCAGCACCGGTTGTGATAGTCCACGCACCTGTTTGGGATGGGGCGTCTACATCTACCGTATAAACACCGATAGGCGTATTAGCCGCAGTGATAACAATGGATGTTGACCCATCAATTAGCGTTACGGTTGCGGTTGCTGATGTGATTGAGGTAATGATAAGACGTTTCAGTATATCGCCTTTCTTTCCTGCTTGACCTGGCCCCGCTAATGATGCGCCTGTTTGGGAGGCGGCTACTGTTTTATATGAACTCATGATTTCTCCTTAGTTTAACCCATCCACGCGCCACCACCTGTGTAGTGTGCTCTTGGAACTCGTTCTTTCTTGCGTTTTTCTTCTTTAACCATACCGGGAAATAATTCCGTCATAGCCCAAATGAAAGCATCCGCCCTGTTAGGCGACCTTTCTCCAATATAGCCCATAGTTGTAAATGAGTATAGTTCATCTTCTAAGTCTTGGAAATCGCCTACAAATCTAATCTTACCTTGTTCATGAAGTGAGGCAATAGGCTCTGCCCTTACTACTTTACCACGGCTCGCGGTTACTTTCTTGTAAGGAACACCAGGCTTTGCCGTTCTTACGACAAACTTGACCATTTCCCCACCATAGTTTGTTTCACCAACAATCTTATCGGCTGCGTGTCTGTCGTATGCGTTTGTTGCTACTTTGCCCCATGTAGCTGGGCCACCTTTTACAGTTAAATCTTCAAGCAAATAACCGTTACCGTCAACCCCGAGGCCAGCCACGGCGATACCTATTGCGTCATTCTCAAGATTATCTTCATCCCCTGAGCCAGAAGGATCAACTGCCACCACAACACGCTGCAGGTCTGGAACCTCATCTACTCGCCATTTATCAACCGTTTCTAGGTTCCATAAGGCGTTTTCTGTAGTGCTGGCAAAGTCTCCATCATAAAAGCGTTTCTTCATTCTCGCTGGCATGCCCTGCAGGGTTTTGAGGTAAATAGGGGATAGATTGTCTTCGTTATCCACAGGATTCATCTTAAGGCTGGCGTAATCATCCATATTCTTAATGGGCTTGTTTGTTTCGGGGTCAAGGTGAGCAATCCATAGTTTGTATGACCAATGAGCCTGAGAGGGTGGGTTACAGTCGAAATACATCTTGGGCCTAAGTGTCTTAGTGATGCCGTCTACCGTGTAAGTGACCACTTGCGCAAGTCGTGTGATAGCCAATAGGACAGACGAGTAAACAATCTGGCTTGATTCATTCAGATAGATGCTGACGTGCTCCTGACCCAGTATCTTCTCTGTGCGCTCTTTGTCGTCAAGGCCACCGAACCATATTTGAGAGCCATTAGGGAATTGAGCAAACCAGTCTGTCTTGTCTAGCGTGTACTCAACCTCTGGAAAGCACAGGCTCATTACTTTTGGGAAGGTGTCTCGAACGATGGAAGCTTTTACATGGTTGAATCTAAAGCGAAGGATTGCGTGTCTTGAACCTTTCGCAGCTAATGCCCTGATAACAATAGCTCTGACAATAATAAACGTCTTACCGGAACGGCTACCACCAAATAGCATAACGTATAGCGCATCACTCCCCATTACTTTCAGGGCTTCTACCTGCTTTGGGGTGTTTTTATAAGACAACAGAATCGTCTTTTGCAATATTTATAACTAAGTCGCCGCCATCCTTTCCACTTAATTCAATTGCTTTTATATCGGGCAAGTACTTATTAACTAGCTTCATTTTTAACTCTGCAGCTATCTTGAGTCTTTGGACTTGTAGATTATCAAGCTCATTATCGAGATCTGATATTTTATTAGTGATTTCAACGACATGCTCGACGTGCTTTTGCTGAGATAACTGATCTCTTAGCGCCTCTTTGCGTATCTGCTTGTTTTTTGCTGCCCTACTGTTTCCGGATGATTTATTCATAAGGCTCCCGCCATCCCGTATCGGGTTAGTTGTTACCAGTCAAAAATACCTGTGCCTTTAGTTGGCATACGGTTTTTGTTCTTTCGCATATCTTCAACCATTTGCCCGGGTGTTTTAGTTGGTTTAGGTTTAGGTTTAGGTTTATCCATAGTAGTACCCTCTTTTCTGTATATTAGCAATTATTTATGTACTTGTCTTTAGAGATAGACTTGTATGCTTTCTTTATGTCTTTATAAATGGCTTTTTCTGGCCTGTTTTCGCGTTTAGCTTCAGCTTTTGCTATTCGCCTCATGTGTTTGGCTGCTTTCCCGTTCATTATTTCTTACCTGGTCGAGTTGGCTTTTTCTTTTTTCCGCATCCCATAATAATCTCCTTATAATTTATATTTTAGCACATTTAGCTCTATTCTGTTTAGCCTTCTCGATACTCTCACAACATTACGCATATTGGTTCTTCTGTTAGCAAGTCAAATATCGTGCGTTCATCTGGATCTATTAGATTTTTCTTATATTCTGCCAGATTGATTACTTTAGCGGTCATATTAATGCGGTAAATACTTACTCGTATTCCCATAGTATTTGTTATGTTTCTTGATGCAGGCTTTTTGCGCTCTCTGCAAATCAAAAATAGGGGTATAACAACCAATTACCCCGTCCATGTTTGACTGAGCCACATTCTGATTGTGCGCTTGCTGGATTAATTTTAGTTTTTTATCTAAATCGCTGAATTTATATTTCATGTTGTTCTCCTTACGGTTTATTTTCGTCATGAGGCCATTGGACTGCAACACCAAGTTTTTCGCTGGTGTGGCGGTTCAGTACCTCGTATGCTTCGCTAATTTGCTTAGTATCAAGCTCGGTTGTGCTGTCAACGTTAAACATTGCTTTAATGATGGGCTTAAACATCATATTTTTAACGCTTTCCATTGTCCACGGTATATCTATTTCAGGCTTTAAGACTTTTTTCATGTCTTGCCCTGAATCATTTAATTCTTTTGCAAGCAATGTGCAATATTTATGAAAGGACTTATTTTGTAGAGGGGTTCGAGTGGTCATTTTTCTGTGTGAAACAGTCTTGCTTGTTCGTTTAATGCTTTAGCTAAACCGTCGGCTATTGTTTCACATGGTACTTCAAGCCATTGATTGATATTTAACTGAAGAAACGCCAGATCATCGTCATAACCGGCTAATTCTGCTCTTTTGCATAGTTCTTTTTGTTGTTTATCGCTTAATAAGATAAATAGCTCGTTTATATCACTCATTTCCCAGCCCCTTTATATATTCATCAGCCGTTTTATACCTAACTATTGGCTCTTTAAACTCATAGCCGCATGACTCGCATTTATGGATAGCTTTACTCATCCAACAGACCTTTGATTGCTTCATGCCGATATATGCTTTGTTTAGAGTGCAATGGTTTTTACGATAAATATCATGGTTGCAATCAGTAATCAATCTCATCACCAAAGATGTATTTTTCCACAGACATGCCTAACTCATACTCAATATCACTGCAATCCATGCCCATATATCCTATAAATAAATCAATAGCTGCTTCTCTATCATCTGGATAAGCGGATAATGCTTGTTGTTTTGCGTCAAATTGTCTGCTCATACCCAATATCCTCTAATATCTGTTCAAATATTCCGGCTTAACTAGCTCTCGAACTGTTTCTTTCACCATTTCCTCATAGAAAAAGAAATAACTTCCGGTTTTTGCTATCCAATACATAGCGTAAATAAAGCATGCCAGTAGAATTCCACCTAATACATAAAGCAATATGCTTTTCATTTTAAACGACCTCTATCTCAACAGGATATAAATCCTCGACCTGCTTCTTTGCCTTAATAAATTCTTTTGTTTTAAAGCCCTTTACATCAATAAAATGCACCGTCCCATCCGTATGAAACTCCTGAAAATCTACGCGGTATGTCGTGCCTCCAGGTAAATGAAACGGCGTTTGCCTGAGAAAAAATATCACTTCTCCAGACTGAACCCTTAACTTTAATTCGTTGTAGTACTTACCCTCTTTTTTTGAATCAAACCGGATACCGTCAAACTCAACCTTTGTCGCGTTATACTTATGTTTATGTATTCGCATTAATACCTCTGCCGTTGTAAATTCATCACAATCTGTAGTGGCACCTTGTAACATGCAGCTATACGCTTAGAGGTTAGTAAGCTTCGTTTGAATATCGTATCATCGAGTATTCTTTTTAACCGCTTAAGCTCGTCGAGGGCTTTTCGCTTGTTCTGCGGGTCGTTGGTTTCTTGCTTCATAATTCGAACTCGGAGCATTTCTTTTTCCAGGTTCTTCTTCAGAAGTGCCAGCCTGTCACGCTCTGCAAAGGATTCCATGATTGCCTTGTATGTCTCTGGCTCTGGTGAGTCGTGTCTGGCGTTTATCGGACACAGGGCACTTCCGGCCTTACATTCAGAGAGAGGGCAAGTTAAGCAAACGAACTCATCTTTCACCGCCGAGCTTTTTAGTGATGGTCTTGTCATAGTGGCCCCCATTCAACTATATCGTTTCCGTCTGAGCTAACGTAATGCTCACCGGCATCTTTAGCAGCAACCGCAAGCTCGATACATGTATAGCTGCTTGTATGAAATCCGCATCGGCGACATCTAACCCAAGACCAGCCGTGAGTCTGTCTTTCTTGCCATGTGTCTCTACCGCAGTTTTTGCACTTCATAAATCAATCCTATTTTCTTGTTAAATTCTTGCCTTCTTAAACTGATTGTCCATTG